CTCGGCCCCGACCCGGTGCCCGCCGTGGTCGAGATGGTCACCCGGTTCCGGGCCCAGCCCCGGATGGTCGAGCCCAAGAAGCTGCTGCTGAAGGACATCGTTGCCGAGGCCCTCATGGTCTCCGGTGAGCCGATCAGGGCACGTCAGCTCGCCAAGGAGCTGAGCAAGAACCCCGGCTCCGTACACCGCGTCCTGGCCGAGCTGGTCAAGGACGGCGCCGCCAAGCGAACCGCCGACGGATACGTACTCGCCACCACGGAGGAATCATGAACTACCCGCCCATGCCGGTGAAGACCCCGAAGCCCAGGAAGCCCCTGCTCGACTGGCTGCCGGACGTGCTGCTCGGGGTCCTGGCCACGGCCGCGATGCTCATCAGCGGCTGGTCCATGGCCACCCTGCTCCACGACTCGGCCGGTGCCCCGTGGTGGGTCGCGGGGCTCGGAGTCGGAGTGTTCGACGTGCTCGCACTCCTGGCCGCGCTGCTCGTGAAGATCCACGCCTCGGACCCCTGGAGGGCCGCTGGAGCGCAGATCGTGATGCTCCTGGCCGTGGGTGCCAGTGCGGCCGTGAACGGCGCTCACGGGGCCAACCTGGGCGGCTGGACCACTGCTCTGGTCCTCGGTGCCGCGCCGGTCACCTTCGAGATCGCGTTCGCCATCAAGTTCCGCACCCTGACCGTCCTGGTCTGGCTGCTCTGGACGAAGGAGTCCTGGAAGCGTCTGAAGCATGAGGCATGGGAGCGGATCGCCATCCCGGTGGATTCCGGGATGATGACCGCCGTCTCCGGAACTCCGGAAGCGATCCACGCCACAGTCGAGAGGCTCCGGAGTTCCGGAACCCGGGCCAAGGTGGCGGAGCTGTACGCATCCGGAGTGACGGAGGCGGACCGGATGATCAAGCAGCTTCCGGATGCCAATCCGGAGTCTGTCAAGCGCTACCTGCGAGAGATCCGGAAGGAGGTAACGGGATGACCGCCGGAATCATCGCCCTCTGCATGACCGTGGGGTTCGTACTCCTCTGGACCACGTCCAAGGGTCACGACAAGATCCGTCTCGCGTTCGGCGCCCTGTGGGGATTCGCCCTCTCAGCCGCGCTCGGGAAGTACGTGCTGGCAGTCCTCGGGATGGTCTTCAAGGCTCTCGGGACCCTGTTCGGCATCTGAAGCACGAAGCCCCTGCCGGTGTAGGTTCACGCACCCGGCAGGGGCTTCGTCATGTTCTACGTTATGGCGGTCGCGCTCGGGAAGTCGGATGCGACGCCGATGTCCTCCACCTCGATGTATGCCACCTGGCCCGCCGATGCGGCGATCAGAACGTTCCCGGTGCCGGACGCCCGCAGGTAGTCGAGCACCAGCACGTCCGTGATGTCCGACCCGGTGGTGTTGGTGAAGATGTTCTGGGCGTAGCAGAGGCTGTTCGCCGTCGCGATGACGTTGTAAATCCTCTGGGTGTCCAGAAGGGTCGCACCGGAGACGTTGGTCCTCCGGATGCGGATCGTGGACGAGTCCGCCGCAACGGAGGAGTTGATCAGGGCCTTGGCCGTGCATCGGAACGCCCTGTTGTTCCGCATGGTGAAGGTCGGCGTGGTGATCGCTACGACCTCCACGGTCGTTGTGGTCGCGGTGTTCGCGGTGATACCCGCGTAGGCGATCGTGCGTGGGTGGTTGTCATTGAGCCGGTCTACGGTGACGTCCTGACCGGCGAGCCACTGAGTGACCATGATCTCTCCTTAGAGGCTGACGGCCTTGGGGGCGTAGAGGGTGATGTTCGCCTGATCGGAGTGTCCCTTGATCACACCGTTTACCGACCTGGTAACGGTGAAGACCTGCGGGCTGGTCGTGCCGGTGACGGCAGTCAGGGTGATCCGCTCCCCGTCGACCATGAGGTCGAACGGGAAGTCGCTCGGGTACGTGGCACTGTCGGCCCACACGTACTGTCCGTCGGTCGCCACGGTCCAAGCAGTGTCCGTGGTGTTGACCGCCTGGACCAGATGGCTACCCCCAGTGTTGGCCACGTCGTCTGTGACGGCCACCACCGCCCCGACGACCGCAGTGCGGTACGGGGACTCAGGGGTCGTGTTCAGTGAGACGGTGTGGAGGAACTGGTCAATGGTCTCGGTGAAGCCGACCACGAGCTGACTGATGTTCTCGTATCCGTAGCGCGCCGGGCTCGTCGGCAGGCCGGTAAGCACGAGCCTGTCGCCGCAGACCAGGTCCAGGATCGTGTTTCGCTTGGACGTACCGGTCAGTTCGTTGGATCCCAGCTCGACCTGAAGGGCCTTGTACCGCGCCTCGTTCACCGTGCCCTTGTGGACGGCCCACGTTGCCTCTGAGCCCGTCTGAGAGTCGTACTGGAGGGACAGTTCATACGAGGTGTCGTAGAGCCCCATACCGGCAGGAGCGGGGTTCACCGAGCGAGGTCCGGTGAGCTGTACCGCCTCGAAGGAAGATCCACCAGTACGCGTCACGATGATGTCGTTGAGAACGAAACTGTCGTCCACTAGTGGAGTCAGCGGAGTGCTCAGCTCATGGGCACTGTGTGTGAGGGTGACCACTGCGCTCTGGTTCTGGAGATCACGACGGGTCCGGTACCCCAGACCGAAGGCGGTCGTCATCTCGTAGAGGATCCCGTCGTCGGACGACTCGCACTGGCGCAGCAGGTTCGTCAGGGTGTCGACCTTCTGCGGGCCCATGGCGACGCCTTCGGCCTGGCTCTCCGAGTTCGAGTCCGGGACGAAGACCATGTCCGTCGTGCTGTAGGCCCCATATCCGTACGTGCCAAGGACTTCGTGAGTGAGCTGCTCCTCTCGGCACAGCCGGTCGAACCGGGTGTCCGCGTTCTCGCCCGAGTATGCCGAGAGAGACGCCCAGTCGAAGACGAACGTTCCGATGTTGAAGACGACGTTGTGTACGGACACGTGGCCCACGTACACATCCGTCGCCACGGCCGCAGGGTTGATCTTTATGTTCGAGATGCACCCGCTGTACGGGATGGTCGTGTAGTCGAAGATGTAGTTCGTGCTGTTGGCGGAGCCCACTGGCTGGGTGTTCAGGCCGACCCACAGCCCGTTCGCCCCCGGAGCCAGCGTCACCGTCTCAAGCTCGATCTCCACATTGAGCAGGTCACCGGCGACCGACACCGCGATGGATCCACTGTCGTAGACACCTGCCCCGGTGTTGTCGTACCCCTTGATCTGGAGGTGATCGGTGGTCGGGTAGCTCAGCTCCAGCAGAGAGATCAGAGACGCGTTCAGCCCGATCCGGGCGATCACGGTTCCATTGGTGATGCCAGACGGGGACGACATGAGGAACGTGATGATCTGTGCGGAGTTGACCGTGCCGAATGAGGGAGAGCTGGTCGACGGCACAGAGGCCGTGAAGGCTGCTGCGTTGATGTTCGGGAGGCTGCCTGAGCACACGAACCCTTCGTAGGTGGCGAGGTCCGGGGCCCCACTGAAGGACATGGGGCTTCCGCCGGTGGCCGACGCCAGGGTGAGCGAGCCGTTCCCGTCCTCCATCGGCCAGTACGAGAGCAGGGACACCCGATGACCGGCTGCCTGCGGAGGGATGGACTTCGACTTCTCCCGGAACATGGCGGAGCGGAGCGGCTGCTCCCCCTGACCCAGACGCCGGAGGATACCGGCCGCCTCGAAGCTCACGACGGAGTAGTTGCCGGTCGTGTCGGACTCCTGCGGTACCGCACTCAGCTCTCCCCAGAAACGGCGGCTGACGCCACTCCCGCGAGGTACGGAGACCCTCACCTGGGTTCCCAGGCCGACCTTGCCCCAATATGGGGACACCGGGTTGGACAGCGAGAAGTCAGCCCCGAAGTTCTTCACGTCGAATCCGCACGTGGCCGGGCCGGAGACCGAGTTCTCCCCCGGACGGCCACGCTGCTGAATGCTGACCTCGCTGTCCGAGAGCACGAGACCCAGAGAGCTGAGGTCGGTCCAGATACCGTCGATCAGCATCTCGACCATGACGGCCTGGCCGTTTCCGGATCCCTCGGTCCCCGTCCGGACAGCCGGGAGCGACCCGGGGACCTTCCGCCTCCAGGCCGCTACCTTGGTTGCCGGACTCCTGGGCATCGATCAGCCGATCTCGCGGAAGACGATCCAGCACCGGAGGTCGATCGCGGTCGTCGGGCAGGTGACCCGGACACGGAGGAACTTGGAGATCGGGATGACCGGCCGCTCGTCCGGCATGAAGTCCCGGACGTAGGACAGGAAGGGCGCCGCCTCCGCCGACGTGGTGGACAGGGAAACCACATCGAACATACGAGTCGCGGTGATGGACCCTTCGCCGGACGCCGTGAAACCTGTGGCCGTGGTCCCTCCGATGCACAGGGACGCCACTCCGTTCGGGTCCAGGGGCTGGATACCCGAGGCGACGTGAGCCGTCACGGTGGCCGCCACGTCGGTCTGAAGCAGTTCGATCACACCGTCCGCTCCGGGGACGTCGTCAGAGGTGTAGCCCCAGGACAGCACCTCGATCTGCCGGGTCGCCGGGGTGGCCACCTGGAGCATCGTCTTGATCGTGGTACCCGTGGACACGGACGCCTGCGCGGCGGTCGTGGCCATCGCCGCGTTGTACACCAGATAGGGCATGGCCCCTCCTTAGAGCTTGCCGAGAGCGGCCTGAACGCCGCCGCGCTTCTGGACCGATTTACGCAGGGGATCGATGAGCAGGTCCACTGTCTTGCTGTCTCCGAGGACGACCTGAAGAACGAACGGCTGCATGCCGCCCCCGCCACCCTGTCCCATGATCCGGCGAGTGTCCGCATTGCTGCGGACCCGGGACCCGGTGGGCAGGTCGACGATCTCGGCACCCTGCTCACCGACCATGACGGAGTTCGACCGGGGGCCTCCACCTGCCGCCGCCCCGACGATGCCGCCGTGGGCATAGCCGTACGAGCCGGTGAGCACGGAGTCACGGGTGACGCCGGTCTTCCTGACCCGCTCGTTGATGTCGATGACCACGGTCTTGCTCTTGATGGTGGCGAGCTGGCTCCGGGCACTGCGGACCTTGGCCTGGAGGTCGGCGATGTTCGCCTTGAGCGCCGCCTTCTTCTCCGGCGGGACGGTCTTCAGCTTCTTCTTCGCCGACTCGATCTTGTTGTTCCAGTCGTCGATCCGCATCTTGAGCTTGCGCTCGCGCGTGCCGTTGACGACGCTCTTGTCCCAGTCGTTGACCTTGTGGATCATCGAGTCGAACTTGCTGTTCACGCCCTGCTTGAGATTCTGGAACGCCTTGTCGGCCTGTTTCAGCTTGCCGCCCAGACCGGGCACCCAGCCGAACGCCTTCGCCGCTCCGTGCACGACGACGCCCACGAAGGACAGGTACGCGTTCACCAGAAACTTGAGGCCCTGGAGCACGAGCTTGACCATCATCAGGGCACCGCGCTGGATCACTTCCCAGGCGGTGACGACGATCTCCCTGAAGGTCTCGCTCTTGTGCCAGGCGATCGAGAGAGCGACTCCGAGGGCAACCAGAGCGAGGACGATCAGGGTGATGGGGTTCGCGTCCATGACGAGGTTGAACGCCGCCTGAGCGATCGTCCAGGCCCGCAGAGCGGCCACGATCCCGAGGATGGCCGGGGCCAGGATCTTCAGGACACCCATGGGGATGTTGTTGAGCACGTCGGCCATGATCTCCAGCACTTTCATGCTGAGTCCGGCCATCGGCCCTGCGGCCGACACGAACTTGCCGACGAACTCGGCTAGATTCTTGAACATGGTCGCCAGGCCGGGGCCTTCCTTCGAGCCCATCGCGAGGAAGTCCTTGAAGCCCGCCGACGTCACCCAGCCGGACAGGGTGAGCGCCAGGGACTTGACCCCGCCGATCACGTTCTTGAGCGCGCCCGCCGCGAAGTCCGAGAACTGCTTGACCAGATCCTTGAACTTCTGGGTCTTCGAGAACGCCTCGAACTGCTTGGTCATCCCGCCCAGTTCCTTGGCCGTGGACCTGACCAGGGGAGAGAGCAGGGGAAGGATGTTCTTCAGCCCGTTCATCCCGTGCGTGAAGACCGGCAGGGTCGAGCTTGACAGGGAGTCGGACCACTCGCCGAACGCCTGCTTGAGGGAACTGAACGACGTAAACGCCGCCTTCTGAGCCGGGTTCAGCGAGGCCAGCTCGCCGTGGTACTTCTTCAGCGCCGTGCTCGCCTGGCTGCTGTTCTTCCCGTAGTCCGTGACCGCCTTGTTGTACGCGTCCTGGGCGGTGTTGACCTCCTTGAGCTTGGAGATCTGCGGGGCCACAGCCGCCCCGAAGACTCCGACGGCAGCACCGGCGCCCACCAGCTCGACGCCCAGGGAGGCGACCGCAGCAGCGGCCGGGATGATGGCGGATCCCGTGATGTCACGGAGGGCCGCACCGATGTGCTTGAACCCGGCGACCGCGTTGTCACGGACCCGGACGTCGATCGTGACCTGGTTACCAGCCATCACCCTCACCTCCCTCTTCCTTCGGCGGGTTGCCCCGGTGGTAGATCGTCATGAGCCGGACCACCTCTGCGCCTTCGGCCAGAAACTGGCTGGGGAGGCACGAGAACATCCGGCAGCCCTCCACGATGAACTCTGCCTCTGTCAGCTCGGAAGGCTTGAGGACAGGAGTTCCGTCGGAATATTCACCGCCGGGAAGCTCGGCCCAGAGGTCGACTCTTTTCCCAGATCGGGCGTCACCCCCGCGACCGCTTCGAGCCAGCCACGGATGACGATCAGAACGAAGCCGAGATCCTGCTCCAGCACGTGCTTCTCGTCAGCCGGGAGCGGCTCGTCGAGGTCGTCCTCCAGGTTCCAGGACACGAGAGCGGAGGCGAACCCGGCGATCAGCTTCTCGGCCGCCTCCGGGTTCGCGTCGGCCACACCGAGGAGCTTGGACAGCTCCAGGAACCGGCCGGTCGAGATCCCCTTGACGCAGACCTCCAGCCCGTCCAGGTCCGTCTCCCCGAAGTCGAGGTTGTACCGCTTCTGCGGTGCCTTGTATCCCATGTGATCACGCCCAGGTCGGGACCGCGCCGTCGGCGAGAACGCCGGGGGCCGCCCAGGTGAATTCAGCCGAGTCACCACGCGTGAGCGCGTAGTCCGAAAACAGGCACTCGTTCGCCAGGGAAACGGACGCGATGCCCAGGGAGACGGTGCGCTTGACCGTGCCGGTCTGGCTCGGGACGGTCTTGAAGACCAGGTGCGAGCCGGTGGCGTTGAACACGCCCTTGAGGTTGATGGCGAAGTCAGCCAGGAGCGCGATGCGCTCGATCGCCGACTTGTCCACACCGGTCACGTCCTGGAGGGCGCGAGGGGTGGAGAAGTCGAAGTCCGTGACGTCGTTGCGGATGTCGGTCGCCGTGGTGCCGTCCGACAGATCGACACTGAGTGTCGTGAATGCCATGCCGCCCTGCTTGGCCATGGATCAGCCCTCCTTCGCGCTCTTGGCAGAGGCGCTCTCGATGAAGCGGGACACCAGGCCCCGCAGTGCAGCCTTCTGGGACTCGGGCAGCCCCTTGCAGGCGCTCACGGTGTCCAGCGCAGGGCTGGTGACCGGGAGGTTCGGATAGGCGCTCACAGAGGCGTACAGACACTTCTGCTGCGCGTGGTCGGGGTCCGGGTGGACCGTGCCCCGGCCGTAGAAGACCCCGGCTGTAGCCGCCACCAGGGCGACCGCGAAAACGATCAGTGCGAGCTTCACCGTCAGCCCCTCCCGATCTCGTCCACGGCCGCCTGGGTCGTGTTCATGAAGTCGTCCGTCCAGTCCTGAGCGTTCTTGTGCCTGTACGCCGTAGCGCCCGCAGCCGAACTCATGTGGAGATTCTTCTTGAGGAAGATCTCCGGCTTGTCGATCCGGACGCTGTGGCTGCGGAACCGGAAGCACGGCTGGCCCGCCTCGAACACGGCCCACTCGGCGTCCGTAGTGAAGTGCCACGGCGAGTGCTCCAGGTCGTAGCGCTGCTGCTCGGTGAGGACGTCCCAGCGGATCTTCCAGCCGTAGCGCCACTCCGGACAGTCGGTCTCCTCGCACGTCGCCGGACGGAAGTGCGTGGCCCGGGGGACACGGATCCCGAAGGTCGTGTACGCCCCGGCGGGCATCTGGGGGTCGGGGAGTTGGCTCATACGACGAATCCAGCCGTGAGGTTCTTGTTGACGCCGACGACGAACGAGAGGGCGGAGAACCCCGCCGACGTACTGACCGTGGCCCGCAGGTAGCGCCGGACCGTGGCTGTGTTCGTGGTCGCCTTTCGCTCGGTCACGTGAGCCGTGGTGACCTGGGTGAAGCTCAGGCCGGTCACGGTGGAGAAGGCCGAGTTGTTCGCGCTGTCCTCCACGACGATCGTCGCGTCGGTTCCGGTGAACGCCGTCACCTGGAGATACGCCTGGGCACCGAAGGCCAGCGATGCTGTGGAGTCCCAGGACGCCAGTGATCCGGCTCCGGTGACCGCCGCCGAGCCTGCGCTCAGCATGGTGACGAACTCGGCCCCGTACGCGTTGGCCACAGCGTCGACCTTGAAGATGAAAGAACCGTCGTCCGCTCGGGTGCCGTCGTAGTTCGGGGTCTTGGAGATCAGGGCGAAGCCGTCCCCGCCGACGGACTGGTTCATCCCCCAGAACAGGTGGACGTCTGTGGTCGGAAGCAGGCTCAGGCGGGGGTGTGAGGCACCGAGGGCGACGTCGAAGTACGTGCTCATGGACAGGCGGCCGTCGCGCTGGCCCAGCTCGCGCGCCATGGCGTACTGGGTGATGTCCGTGAAGGGCAGCAGGTTGTTCCCGCCGCCTGCCTCATTGAACTGCTGGATGTCTCCGGAGAGGTCATAGCCGCCGACGTAGAGACCCTGACCCATTCCTCCCTGCTTGGCCATTACGCGGCCTCCGTCCAGACGTCGTTCACGATGATGGGGAGTGTGATCAGGGCGAACCTGAAGAGCTGCTTGTCCTGCTCCAGGTAGCCGAAGCGGCAGTCCATTGGTGTCCCCTCGGACCCGAAGACGTCGATGTACCGAGACTCACCACCGAGCTGGAAGTCTCCGACGTACGCGGTGAACAGAGCGTCGGCCGCCAGGATCAGCGAGGCGTCGATCGCGTCCTCAGGGGACTGGAGCATGTCCGTGTAGAGCCGGACCTGGAGGACCAGGTTCGCCGATACCGAGGTGATCGAGGACTTCGCAGGCTCGATCCGGTCCGTCCAGATGACGCACGTGAGGCCGGGGCCCGGCGCGCTCTTCGGCTCGTGCAGCAGGACGCTGGTGAAGTAGCCCGACTCCTGGGCGTGACCCTGCACGGTCGCGAGGATGTTCGCGATGTTGATCGTCATGGTCACTCCATCCGGGACGTGTAGCGCGGGAGGATCCGCTCAGCGGTCTCGACCGCAGCTGAGTTCGTTTCTTCGAGCGCCTGCCGGAACGAGCGGTAGCCCTTGAACCGGGTGGTCCGGTTGCGGGAGCCCGTTCCTTCCAGCCAAGACCCGTACACGACACCGCCGTCCGTCACCACATGGACCAGGCTGCTGCGGGCCACCACTCGGACATGGGACTCGTAGTAGCCGGTCGGGTGCCGGATGGACCGGTGGAGATGCTCCTGGACGCGACGCTCTGCGTCCTCGGCGACCTCCTGGGAGACCGCGCGCTCGTAGTCGTGCACAGCTCGGTCGGCCCGGCCGTCGAAGACGGGGCCGCTCGCGTGGATGTCGACGTCCCGGCTCATCAGATCGAGTCCATGAGGTACCGGGCGTAGGCGGTCATCGCCCGGTTGCGGATGTCCTTCAGGGCCTTGCCGGAGACCTCGATCGAGTTCTCTCCGGAACCCTCGGTCCTGGAATAGCCGCTCCGCTGCTGGAGCACGTCGTTCAGAGCCTCGGCCTTCGCCCACTGAGCGATCAGGCCCGGAGGCTTCCAGAGCCTCACAGCCGCGCTCGCAGCGAAGGAGGCAGCCGTGGTGCCCAGTACCGCGCGCTCGACGCTGAGGCGCCTGCTGGCGTACACGGCAGCCGTGGTGTGGGCTCCCAGGGCCGTGCCGTCCCAGGCGCGTGTGACGATCAGGTTGTTCCCGGCGATGTCGTCCACCCGGACGCGCTCGGCGTCGAGGAGGAGTACCTCTCCGACGGAGTACGCGGCACCGGAGACGACCGCGAGGGACTGCGCGTTCGGCTGTGCGGTGAGAGAGCCGGTGTCCGCAGTGGCGACCATGGACTTCTCGGTCACGGCGAGGCGCTCGGACCCGACGAGGATCAGCGACCCGACGCCGATCGCAGCGCCGTTTGTGACGTCCACGGTCGTCACGGCAGCCGACCCGGTGGCCGCCGTGGAGCCCGCGCTCACGGTGACGTTCGAGTAGCCGAAGATTCCTGTGAGAACAAGGGACTGCTGGAAGGTGTCGCCGGAGCTGAAGCTGCCGCCGGTCCCGAGGTCCAGCTCCAGCCGGTCGTACGGGGGCTCGGGCTTGTCATCGGACCGGCGGAGA